AATGAATGATGTACAATTATGTTCTTTTTGTCAGCTTCCAACTTCTTTATGTGTTTGTCAACCTCAAGCATATGAGGAAGATACAGCTTTAATGAAGACAGTTAAAACCTGTTTCTTCTTATACATTATGGTCCATCTTTTTAAGTTTGGATCATGGTGTTATTCTAATTGGGCTAAATTTAAGTCCATTTATAATAATCTTCAGTGGTTTTTTGGTGTAAATCGAAAGATTACTACCACTACAAGGTTTATTAAACAATATGTTGAATCTAAAAAAGATCAATGTTTGAATAATCGAGTTATGCATAACTTGGGAAATGTTGTCCAAAAATCTATTGGATATCCCAAGTTTCTTGCTGCTCTAGCTACTATATTGGTAGCTGGATTAGGAGTTATTAAATTCTTGAATATGGCTGTTAAGATGCAGGCATCTCAAGGATTTGCTCCCACACCTAATGAGCATGAAAGGACAAATGTATGGTTTCGAAGTGAATTTGAAACTACTAAATTTGATCCTCCTAGTGCTTCTCAGTGTGCTCGTACTAATCCAAAAGATGTTTTCTCACGTATTGAAAATAATGTAATTTTCGTTCGCGCTGAAACAAAACCTGGATATTCTATCCCTTCTCGGGGATTATGTATTACTCGTAATATGTATTTATTTAATAATCATTCTCTTCCTATCGGCGGAGGCAATATTTCTGTTGTCTCACAACCTTTAGTTGAGGGTGTTAGTGCTAATAGATGTTTTTCTATTAGTGAAGAACAAATTTACCGTGATGTAAGTCGGGATTTATGTATAGTATATCTCCCTCAACTTGCACCTAGGAAAACTTTGTTATCTTACTTCTGTAACGACACTATGACTTCTCGTTCTAATGGATTATACATTATCAGAAATGAAAATGGATCTATGGAAAGACGAGGAATTCAATGTGCTACTCGTAGAGATAATTTTTCTATCCCTACTACTGAAGCTAAGACTACTATCTGGGAAGGAACCATTGATGAAGCTACTAAAGTAGGTCATTGTGGTACCCCCCTAGTTCTTAACACTTGTCAAGGTCCTATTATTACAGGAATTCACGTTCTTGGACATGGAACTTTGATGAGTGGTTATAAAGTTGCATCTACCATGGTTACTCGCCAATGGTTGGATGAAGCTTTGAAGAATATTAATTCTATGACTTTACAGTCTGGAACTCCAAAAATTTCAAGTGAATCTGCTACAAAAGTTGTAGGTCAGTTGCATCATAAATCTCCTTTTAGATTTTTGCAAGCTGGAACAGCTTTAGTTTATGGTAGTTATGTCGGTCATTCTAACCGAAATAGTACTACTGTTTGCAATACTATTGCAAATGATTACTTGAAAACTAAGGGATATGAAACTAAATTCACTAAACCAGTGATGAATGGTTATGTTCCTTGGCGAACTGCTCTTGTTGATATGGTTAATCCCGTATCTAAGATGAAGCAGGATGTCCTTGATATCTGTGTAAACGGATTCACTAAGGATATTTTATCTAAGTTGAGTAGATCTCAGCTTAAACAGGTTCATGTACTTGATGATTTTACTACCATTAATGGTGCTGCTGGTGTGGCATACATTGATAGTATAAATCGTTCTACGAGTGCTGGGGAGCCTTGGAATAAATCAAAAAAATTTTTTCTAACTCCTGATACACCTCGTGAAGGTACTATGGATCCTGTTAAGGTTGATCCTGAAATAATGGATCGAACCTATAAAATTATTGAAACCTATCAAAATGGAGAACGTGCTTATCCAATTTACTGTGGACATCTTAAGGATGAACCTGTAACTTTTGCAAAGCATGATGCCGGTAAGACTCGTGTCTTTACTGGTGCCCCATTTGATTGGTCTATTGTTGTACGAAAATATCTTCTCGCTTCTGTGAGACTTCTTCAGAATAATCGTTTTATTTTTGAAGCAGCTCCAGGTACTGTAGCTCAGTCTACTGAGTGGGGAGAGATCTATAACTTTCTTGTGCAACATGGTGAGCATAAAATTGTTGCTGGAGACTATAAAGCTTTTGATAAGCGAATGCCTCCACAATTAATTCTTGCTGCCTTTGAAATTCTTAAAGCGATATGTGAAGCTTCTGGAAACTATGATTCTGATGACATAAATGTTATCAAAGGAATAGCTACAGATACTGCGTATCCGCTTGTGAACTTTAATGGTGATTTAGTGGAATTTATCGGAAGTAATCCTTCTGGTCATCCACTTACTGTTATTGTTAACAGTCTCGCAAATTCTTTGTATATGCGATACTGTTATTATGAATTGAATCCTTCTAAAGAAGTAGATTCTTTTCAAACTAATGTTGCTCTTATGACTTATGGTGATGATAATATCATGGGTGTTTCTGATGAAACTCCGTGGTTTAATCATACTGCTATTCAGTCTG